ACGACGACGTGCTTGGCAGCTTATCGCCGAATGATTTTCTAAACAAGCAGTTTGCCATTGAAGGCGAACTGGAACTTTTGTGGAATGATGAGTCTTTCAAAACTCCGACTTTGGCCGCTACTCCGCAGGCCATGCGGCTGGATATGGTAAATAGCGGCGTGACGATCGGCAGCGCTTCCAATCCGGAATTAAGGATTGATTTAGCCGCGGTGATCTTTAAAGAAATCACCCGGCCGTTTAAGGTTAACGATCTTGTAGCCCAGACCGTGCAGTTTAAAGCCCACTATTCCCCGTCGGATGCTAAGATGGTCACAATTTTGGCCACCAACACCCAGGCTTCTTATTAATTAATTTTTTGAAAGGACAGGACTATGGAAAGAGAAACAAAAGAAATTACCACGCCAGGCGGAAAAAAAATTGTTGTTAAAACTTACCTTACGGCTGGCGAGGTCAATTCCATCATGCGCGACATGTTCAAAAACGAAACGCTGGTGGCCGAACAGGGCAAGCTTCCGGCGCAGCGGTTTTCCGCGCTTGTCGGCATTGAAAGAAACTTTAAGCTGGTTCTGGCGGCCGTGGTTGAGGTGGACGGCTCCAAAGAAAATTTAAGCCAGCGCCTTGAGGATTTACCCATGACCGAATACACGGCAATTCTCAATCAGGTGTCCGGACTGGCCGAAGGAAATTTTTAGATGGCGAGGTAGCTTATTTGTGGGAACGCTATTTCGCCTTGGGACATACTGATTACCGCCCCGAACTTGAAGCCGCGCTGATCTGCCGCGAAATGGGTTGGACATGGCAGGAATACCAGAGCCAGCCGGCTTTCTTTATAAAAGTCGTTCATGAAATGCTCAAAGCCGAGGGCTATCATGCGCGGCAAAGAATGAATAAAAATGGCTGACACAACCCTGCAAATTTTAATACAGGCGACCGATAACGCAAGCCAGGCATTCCAGAACATTGCCAACGGCCTTGATGAGGACGGACAGAAAGCCTTAAGCGCCCAGCAGCAGCTCCAGCAAATGGGCGATGCCTTGCAGTCGGCCGGAACAAAGCTTTTGGCTGCCGGAGCCGCGGCAGACGCTTTTTACGGCGGCGTGGTTTATGCGGCGGCACAGACCGAAGCCTCGCAGGAACAGCTGGCTGTTTCGGTCGGCAACGTGGTTAAGCAGGCCAATGATGCGGCCGGATCCAACAGCGGCTATGCCACGCAGGTGGAATTTTTGCAGAATAAAATTGATTCAGCCAAAGCCAGCATCGCCACTTACACCGCCGAAATGGATAAGACTTCAGATTCCACGGCTAAAGGAGAGGCGGAACATGAAAAGTATGCCGCGGAGATTGCAACGGCGCAGCAGACTGTCGACAAATACCAAAACGAGCTTGACATTTTAAAAAACAAACAGGATTTGGTCGGAGCTTCGGCAGACCAAATCACGCAGCAGTTTGAAAAGACCGCTGAAGCCAGCACCAATCTTGGATTTCAAATCGACGACAGCCAAAAATCTTTAGGCCAGTTGTTTCAGGTTACCGGCAATGTTAACGAAGCGATTCAGGCTTACCAAGCAGCAATGGATTTGGCTCGGATGAAAAATGAGGACTTGGGCACGGCAACCAATCAGGTTATTCAAGGATTAAACGGCCAAGGTAAATCTTTGCAGCTTATAGGCATCAACGTAAAAGACGGATTGTCCGGCATGGATGCCTTAAGCGCCATCCAACAACAAGTTAACGGCTCGGCGCAGGAATATTCGCAGACGCTTTCCGGACAGATGGCCGTATCTCTGGTCAAAATAAATCAATTATTTGACGACATGGGCAAAACCCAGCTGCCAGCTTTGGAAAAAATCTTTACCGGCATCGACAAAGTCATTACCGCAGTTGACCAATGGGCTACCGAACATCCCAAGCTCACCACCGCTATTTTAGTCAGCGTGGGAGTGTTCGGACTTTTGGCCACCATTATCGGAACCGTGCTTGTCGTGGCCGGCACGTTTTTGGCGGCCATTGCCACGGTTGGAGGAGTGTTCGCCCTTTGGGTCGTAGCCATAGTTGCCGCCATTGCCGCCTTAGTCGCTCTTGCGGTGGCCGTGGTGGAATACCATACCCAAATTTGGGATTACCTGCAAAAAATCTGGAGCGACATTGCAAAATTTTTTGAGGACACTTGGAACGGCATCAAAGAGGCGTGGGACAGCTTCTGGCAGGGCGTGGAAAATGACGGTTTGGAAGTCTGGCAGAGCATCACCCAGAGCCTTCAGGACGCCTGGGACGGCATTGCGGGATTTTTTACCGGCGCGTGGAATGATTTGTCGGCCGGCTGGGAACAATTCTGGAATAATATTTCCACCTTTGTCACAAAAATCTGGGACGGCATTAAAACCGGCATTACCGAAACTTTCACTTCTATTCAGGATTTCATCGCGACAACTATAAATACCATTTGGGAAACTTGGCAGACGCTTTGGAACAACATCAAAGATTTTTTTCTTACGATTTGGGACGACATGGTGTCCGGATTTAAGGCTTCCATCGACACGATCATCAGCATGATCAATGCCTTTATAAACGGATTTAACACCATAAAAATCAATGTGCCATCGGTCAACATTCCAGGCGTGGGCAAAGTCGGCGGTTTTTCTATCGGCATGCCGACCATTCCGGATATCCCCATGCTGGCTTCAGGAGGCATCGTTACTTCTCCCACTCTGGCCATGATCGGCGAAGCGGGACCGGAAGCCGTTGTTCCTTTGTCGCAATACGGCGGACAGAACGGCGCGGGTAACATCACCATAAATTTAAGCGGCGATTTTTATACCGACCAGCAGACGGCGACCAAATGGGCAAACCAGATTGCCAAAATAATCAACCAGCAATTAAAGTTAAGGACTTTCTAAAATGTCTTTACAGGTTAAAAGAAATACCAGCAGCGATATCACTTCAAGCATTGACTGGCCTTCCACCCAGCTGACTTTAGTATTGACCAAAGAAGTCAGCACCTTTCAATTTTCGGTAAGGAAAACCGGCAGCAATGTTATTCCCGTTGCCGGCGACCAGATTGATATTTACGAAAACGGCAACCATATTTTCGGCGGCACTGTAACGGAATCGGAAGCAACCGTGGATGGCGGACTACTTCTCATTTACCAAATCACCTGCACGGACTGGAGTTTTAAGATGGATACCAAGCTGGTGGCGAAAACTTATGCGCAGATGGATCCGCACGATATTGTGGTGGACATTATTAACAACTATACCAGCGGCGGCTATACGACGACTCATGTTAAAACCGGAAACTTCTTGGTGCCGAGCATCAAGTTCAATTATGAGCCGGTTACTAAGGCTCTGCAAAAACTTGCATCGCTGATCGGCTGGGACTGGTATGTGGATGCGGACAAAGGCGTGCACTTCTTTTTGGCCGAAGACGTAACTGCGCCGTTTAACATCGACGATTCCAGCGGCAATCTGGAATGGCAGACGCTGGATGTGGACGTGGATTTGACCAACATGAAAAACAGCGTTTATGTCATCGGCGGAAATTATAAAAAAACATTCACGGCTACCACTACGCCGGATGTTTACCAGACCGACGGCATCGCTTCGGTCTATCCTCTGGCCTATAGCTACGACAAAAGCACGGTTACTGTGACTTTGGCCGGCGCAACGCAGACAGTGGGAATTGCCAATCAGGTTACTAACCCTTCCAGCGTGCAGGTGCTGTATAACCCAGACAACCGCTATATCCAGTTCACTACCACTCCGTCGAGTGGGCAGACCGTGAAAATTTACGGCGATGCGCAGGTGCCGATTTTGGCCCACGCGCAAGATGCGGCCGGCATTGCGGCTTATGGTGAAATTCAGGACTCGGTGGTCGACAAGCAGATCACGACAGTACCGGAAGCACAGGCGCGGGCGCAGGCCGAGATTCTGCAATACGGCCATGCGGTTTATACCGTAAAGTTCAATACTTTGCAGACCGGCCTTGCAGTCGGACAGATTATAACTTTAAACAGCCCGGCCTTCAGCCTCAATGTTCCTTTGACAATAAAAAGAATTACCGGCACCGGCTATACGCCAAACCAGTTTTTGTATCAGGTTGAATGCTACGGATCCGATCAGGTTACCTTTGTCGACATCATGAGCGTTTTGCTCCAGCAGGAAAACCAGCAGAACCCAGTGACCGACACGACCATACTGGAAGTTTTGCAAAGCATTGCGGACGGCTTGAGCCTTGCCGAAGCCGTGGCCGTGACGACCGGAACAAGGCCATATAAATGGGGATCGTCCTCGCCGCAGGCGCGGTGGGGCTTTGCCACGTGGGGTTAAATTTATGCAAAAAATATCCGAAGAAAAACAAATCAAGGGAAAGATTACTATCCGCGCTTACAAGGCCGACACTAAAGAGTTATTGCAGGAAATTGTGCAAGATAATTTGATCATGCAGGCAGCCGGTTTAGGCAAAGATTTAATAATACAAAGACTGCTGGCAATCAATACTTACACTCTGAATATAACTCACGGAGCGATTGGCACTGGCACAACGACCCCGACAATTTCCGATACGCAGCTGACTGCGGAAACCAACCGCACCACCGTGACTTATTCGCAGGACAGCGGCTTTAACGAAGCGATCTTGCAGTTCTTTTTTCCGGATTCCATGCTCACCAACCAAACCTATTACGAATTCGGAACTTTCATTGACGGCACTAGCTCCGCCAATTCCGGCCAATTGTTTAATCACGCGCTCTTTGGCACTCCTTATGTAAAAACCGCCTCGGTGGATACCACCGTGGAAGTCGATATCACTCTAACTTAAAAAATTTATGCGATCAGCATCTGTAAATGCCGGCGACAATGTTCTCGCCTCCCAATACGACAACCTAAGGCTGGATGCCCAGCCCGCCTCTTATTTGTATCCTCACCAGCAGTCAACTCCCGGCATGACTTTATACGTTGAAGCTGGAGCTTATTTCATCGGCGGCACTAAAGTTATTTATGCTGGCGGAAATTCACCAAGCTTTACCGCACCAAGTTCAAATCCGCGCATTGACTTATTAGTTATCGATAGCAGCGGGACATTATCCATTGTGCAGGGAACGGAAAACGCCAGCCCGGTTGCGCCAACTTACCCGAAAGATAAAATTGTCCTCTGCGAAATTTATAACCGAGTTTCGGAAACTTCAATCAAAGATTCCGACGACACAGTCAACGGATATGTTTATAACCACGTCAGGCCATTTTTAAACAACGGAAAATATATCAGCCAGACAGGCGCAGAGATTTTTGTGGCCAGCGATACCGGATCAGCCAACGCCTATGCCATTGCTCTTAATCCGGCAATTACCGCATACACCGACGGCATGCTGGTAGCTTTTCGGGCAGCCAATGCCAATACCGGAGCATCGACTCTGGCAGTTAACGGCCTTACCGCCAAGTCCATCAAAAAAGCATACAACGTGGCCTTGGCCGGCAATGACATTTTGGCCAACCAGATTGTTTTGCTGCAATACGATTCAACGCAAGGTGTTTTTCAAATGCAAAGCATGGTGGGAAATTTGCCGACGAGCTTTTTAAGCAGCAGCGCGGACGGCAATGCGACTTTGGATGGAACAGCCACGGTGCCATGGGCTTCCCTCTCCGGCAGCACTTATA